TCACAGTTTCCTTCCGATGATCTCCGCAGCTTCGTCCTGGTAGTCGGGGCTATGGTGCCAATAGACGCGCATGATGGTTTCCTTCGTCGTGTCGAAGTAATCGGCCGCGACCTCGACCTTCATGCGCTTCTGCATCGCCCAGGTGATGGCGGTATGCTTCAGGGTGTGCGGCGTCACGTCAGGAAGTCCGGCGCGCTCTCGGGCGCCGTTGAAGGCCGTCTTGATGTCACCCACCCGCTGGCCGTCGATCTCGACCGCCCACCGCGCGCCCTGGGCCTGCCAGCGGCGGCAATGGGCAAGCATCCCGCGCGACAGCTTCGCGGGCTTGCGGCGCTTGTTGGTTTCTCGCTCGTGCGCGCCACGGCGGTAGAGGATCCCCGTTTTGAGGTCGAACCAGCCGCCCAAGGTGTTGCGCATGAAGCCAAGGTTCAGGATCGCCTCCTTCCTCGTGCCGGTGTAGAGGGCAATCAGAATGAAGCGCGCCAGATGTTTCCCCTTGGGCGAGCGGTATGCGGCCCATATCAGGCGGGCGGCTTCATCCCGGGTAAGCCAACGGTCCCGTGGGGCAGGGGCTTCGGGAAGCGTCACGACGCTCGCGGCCGTAAGGTATCCCTCGGCCCTGCAGTAATTGATCCCGGCGCGAAGCACGTTCAGTTCGCGGCGGATGGTTCCTTCCGAAATCTGGACGGTGCTTCCATCCTTGAATGTCCTGGTGCGGGTCTTGCCATAGCGACGACAGGTTTCGGCCTTCACGTCGGCAACCATCAGGTTTTCCCAGAACGGAAGAAGCGCCTCGATCGCGTAGCCGATGCGCTCCGGCGCGGCTCCGTTAATCGCCTTCTCGCGCCCATAGATCGCGAGCGCCTCGCTCACCGGGAAATGCTCCGGAGAACGGGTCGATGTGACGATTCCTTTGTTGTTGATGTAGCGCGCGAGCGCCCTTTCAGCATCGCGACGGTCTCCCGTGCCTGTTGATCGGTCGGGCAGGCCGGTGTCGCGGATGATCCAGACGCCCTGGTCTTTTCGGAAGTAGAGCCTTGCTCCAGCGGCTTTGCGCGGCATCCCTCGATCAACTCCCCATAGCTGTTGCGGTCAATTCTGACCGCGCGACCCATTCGCACCAGAAGCCCAAGGCTTTCGGCAGCTCCGCGAAGCGATCCCTTCGGGACGCCAAGCTCCGCAGCTGCGACCTCCACTTTCACAAGATCGGGGCGGGCCATGTCACACTCCCTTCGAACTCGAAAACAGCACTGCCCCGATCGTGGGGGCAGAGGCGCGCTTGATGCGCGCCTCCAGATCAGCGATGGCCGCAGCCATTTCCGCGTCGGTCGCGTATTCCGTGCGCTTGCCGTCATACATCACCACGCGGACACCGCGCGCACGGGCCCGGATGAGCTCGTCGCGCAGCGTCACCAGTTCATCGGTCCCGAGTGCCATCTTATGCGCCGGCGTTCAGGTAAGCGCCGCGGTGATCGACGGCCGTCACCCCGAAGTCGATCCAGACCCGGAAGGACGTGCCAAGACCGTTCCACATGTCCTGTGTCTGCACCACCGGGCCGGTCTGGCCCGCCAGATGGCCTACCTTCAGAACCGGGGCATCGGACGGCTTGGCGAAGAGATACCAAGCATTGCCCGAAAGGCGCGGCTCCACCAGCAGCTCGACAATCCCCGACAGCGGATTCACGTCCGCCGACTTCGTGGGCGCAATCGTCGCCAGCAGCTTGCGGGCGGTGAACTCCATTGCCGGGCTGACCACCAGGTAGGCCGGGCGGATACCGATCACCTCGCCGTTCAGGCCCTTCTGCGCCTGCATTGCCTGCAGCGCGGTCGGCAGCGTGGTGTCGCTCAGGACTGCGCCCGTGCCAGCAAGGTTGCCGTGGTTCGCATGGAACAGCCCCACACCGTCCGCAAGGGCCGGGTTGGATACCAGCAGCGCGACGATCGCGGCCGTCTCGGTGCGGCGCGCCGCCCGGCCAAGCGCCGCCCCGGTGTTCCCGAACAGCCCGAGATCGTCATTCACCAGCAGGTTGCGCGACACGTCGAAGCGGCTGGCATAGGTGCCGATCTTCCAGGTGGTCGATGCTTCCGCGATCGTCACGGATTTGATCTCGCCGCCCTCGTTCAGCGGTTGCAGGTTCGGGAAGCCGCCCAGGCCCACCTCGGTCACGGCGCGGAAGTCGGGCGCGGTGCCATAGCTGACCAGGTTGGCCTCGATCGGGGATGCCGCTTCGCCGTAGCTGTGCAGGACGATCCGCGATCCGGCGCCCAGAACGGCGGCGGCAAAGTCCGAAGTCGAGTGCACCGCGCCCGCGCGGGTATAGGCGGCGTCGATCACCGCCGGGTCCGCCATCCGCTCACCACCGGCCACCATCTGACGGGCGATGCCACGGAAGCCCAGGCCGCGATACTGGGTCGCGCCGGGGTCGGTGATGGGAACGCCCGCCGCATCGGCGGCAAGGGCTTCGGCCATGCGACCGGCGATCACGGCCGGGTCGGTGTGATCGAATCCGATCGCGGCGCGCGTGGTGCGGGTCTGGTTCGCCGCCTGGCGGGTCCGCATCTCTTCGAAGGCGGCGGCGCGCGCGGCCTCGATCGTGGCTTCCGCGTCGATCTGCGCATCAGCCCAGGCGCGGGTCAGGCCCGCCGATTCGGCAATGGTGCGGATTTCGGCGTTCGCCTGGGCGCGGGTCTGGCGCGCCGTTTCGGCCGGGCGCTCGGCCGTCTGCTCGGTGGTCGTCATCTGATTTTCCTCATGACGGAAGTGGGCGCCCGGATCGGCCGGGACGGGAACGATGGACACCTCAAGCGGAGTCCATTCGATTGCGGTGCGGATGCGGCGATCGCCGTCCCGCGTCTCTTGCCACTTGGCGACGGTGTAGCCGATCGACAGGCCGCGCAGGGTGCCGGCGCCAATATCGGTCAGAACCGCCTGGGCGGCATCATTGCTGCGGAACTTCATGCGCACCCAGATTCCTTCGCGGCGCAGCTCGGCAGCTTCGACCACCCCCAGCTGATCGCGGGTCGATCCTGATCGGTGCGCGTCCAGGACGGGTGCACCAATCAGCCGGGACAGGTTTGCGCCGCGCAGGTCCAGGCGCTCGATATATCCCGGCCGGGGGGCATCCGCGCCGGTCGAAACGATCGCCTCGATCGTGCGGGTTCCGGTGTTAAGGGTGGTCGGTTGCGGGGAAGCCGCGCGCAGGTGGATTGTCATTCGGTGGTTCCTTTCGGGGCGCGGGCCGCATCGCGGGCGCGCTCTTCGTCCAGGTCGTCAATGTCACGGCCGCGACCGGCCACGACTTCCTCGCGGGATTTCAGCCCGGCCTCGATCGCCGCCACATCGGCGGCGACCTCGTTCTGCGGGTCCACCCACTGCCAGCCGGGCGGGACGAACCGCACCGGGAGGAAGTCGGTGATCTGGCTCGCGTCGATCGCACCGGCCAGCGCCTGGGCGTCGATCCAGCGCCGCCAGAGCGGGCGCAACAGCTTGGCCTCGACCAGGGCGCGTTGCAGCAGCTCGGCGCGGCGGCGGAATTCCAGCAGTCCGACTCGGGCGCTCGAATAGTTGGCTTCGCCCAGGTCGCCGGTCAGGGCTTCGAAGGTCAGTCCGACACCGGCCGCGATCTCTCGATCCTGGGCGCGCAAGAACTCGACCGATTGCGCCAGCCCTTGCCCAGGGTGGGAAAAGCTCACTTCCGTGCCGGGCGGCAGGATGCGCATCGCGCCGGGTTCCAGCGCCACGTTCAGCGCCACGTTCAGCGCCGCGCCGGCCTGTTCGCCGCTGAAGCCGCCCGAACCACCTTCCACGTCCTTGATGAAGCCGGTGATCAGGGATTGTACCTTCAGCGCCATCAGCATGGCGTCGGATGCCGCATCGCGGTCGGACAGCTTCAGCAGGATCGGGGCAAGCCATGTCAGGCCGCGCACCTGGCCGGGGAAAAGCGCGTCGAAGACGTGGATCATGTCCACGGCCGGGATCCGCACCGGCGGGGCAAAGGCCCCGAAGGTCGATCCGGGTGGTTCGCGCAGGACGTGATAGGCTACCACGCGGTCTTCCGCGTCGAACTCGATGCCCGCCACGATCCGCGCGCCGTTGCCCAGGTCCCGCGACAGGGACGGGTCAACCTGTTCGGCCGGGATCAGCTTCAGCGCCAGCTCGCCGCGATCCTCGACCCGGATCTGGATAAAGGCTTCACCGTCACGCACCAGGGCGCGGGCGAAGGGCAGCAGATGCGGGGCAATCATCGCCTCGAAACGGTCATTCGCATCGCGGGCGGTCGCCTTGTCGGGGTGCTGCGACCGGACCTGAAAGCCCTTCCCGACAAGGGCGGATGCCCATGTTTCAACGATCCGGTTGCCGTAAGGCTGGTTGATGTAGGCCGCCCTGGCGCGGGCCGCAGCTGGGCCGCGCGCCGCAAGGGCGCTTTGCTGGGGCGCGGCAAGCATCGGCGCGCCCTGCCAGCGGCGACCACCGCCACCGGCCTCGATGCCGCTGCGCTTGAAGATGCGGCCAAGGAAATTGAACGGGGCGCTCATGCCTTGCCCTCTGGAATCAGGCGATAGGTCACAAGCGGACGCTTGGCCGCTGCGATAATCTCGCGGGCGATCCCAGCAGAATCGAGAACCAGCACGGTTGAAATGCCGCCGTCCTTCGCAGCCATTTCATTCAGCCCTTCCCAAGTGTTCGAAATGTAGACGCTGGTGCGCTGGTCGCCTTCCTTCAGCTCGGGGATGCGAAACATGAAAAGGCTGTTTGAGCTGGCGGGGTTCGACTTTGCGACGATCTCGGTTTTCTCGGCGTCGGTCAGATCATCCGCGCCAAGAAACTCCGCGTGGTCGATGTCGCGGCGGATATGGGCAGCCACCATCATCGACACATGATTGACCATGTGCTTGGCGAACTTCACGCTGATGCGGGCTTCTGAAAGGATCATCATCACCTTCAGCTCGCACACTTGGTAGAGCGGATAGCGCACATGGCCGGGGCCGGTGTAACCGGCGATGATTTCCCGACGCCGCCAGTCCCGCTGCAAGGTTTGGGCAACGCCGGTCAGTTCTTCGGCTTCAGCCGCGCGCACAACCGCGCTTTCCATTGCAATCCTGAAGTCCATTCGCACCGCCTCCTGTTTCGTGATTACTCTCACGCTTTCAGGTGGAGTGTGTCAAGCGCCACGATTCTAGCCTAGCAATGTCGGATAGCCGTCCTGGCCGGATGCCGCGCGCCAGATCCGCAACACGAAGGCATTGGACGGAAGCCCGCGCTCGATCTCCAGAAGCTCCGAACCTTCCACGCCAGCCGGGCCGTATTCGTCCCACCACACGGCGGCCAGCGCGGCAATGCCCGCCATTCCGACCGGCTCGTGCTTCATCACCTCAAGGAAGGCCACGTCCCAACGGTCTTCGGCAGCACGGAAAACCGGGGTGTCGCCGTGTTCGTCCTCGCATTCCTCATAGACCTGCTTCCACGCGGCCCGCGCTGCTTTCCATTCTTCGTAAGCCGCCAGCAATGGTGCATCCGGGTCTTCCGCAGCTTGGGCAGGTAGCAGCGTCGAAGCCCCCAATAACGGCAAAGAAATCATCAGATCGCGCCGGTTCATGCCGCACCGCCATTCGAAACAGGTGCAACGGATGACTGAATCGTGGTCAGGCGTTCGACCAGGCGGCGGGCGCGGCGCATGTAGCTGCGGGCTTCGCGCTCAGTCTGGCTGTAGCCTTCCGGGCGCTCGGAGGCGTCCAGGGACAGCGACAGCAGGTCATGGATTTCGGCAAGGGCTTCACCGGGCAAGCCGGTGCTGTTATGGCGATGAGTAGCCATTCGTTGATCCCTCCAGATCAGCGTTTCGGTTAGGGCGGCAAGGTGTTCCACCACCTTGTTCGCCCGTCCACTTTCTGACATTGTTTTCTTGGATCGGTCAAGGACTTTCTAATGTCAGAAACTGCCAAGAAGCGGATGGGGCGACCACCGGTCAACGCAACACCGATAACGCTTCGCTTGCAGCCGGATCTTCTTGCCTGGGTGGACACCGAACGGGCGAAGCTCGATCCCGCGCCGTCGCGCCCGGAATTCATCCGCCAGCTCATCGAGTCCGCGAAGGTAAACGAATGAGAAGTGTTTCTAACGACGATCTTTTTTCCGATGGGTAGGAACAGCCAGGGTCCCAGCGAGCCTATAACAGGGATCTAGAAATCCGCCGTCGGCACTTTGAGCTGGATGCAAAGGTAGCTGAGGCCCAAATCGAAGCAGCAAACGCGACAAAGCGCACTGCAACCTGGACAATGATTTCCGCCTTGGCTGTGGCCGCAACAGTTGTAGTCACCGGGGTGGGGATTTGGCTCGATCTGTTCAAAAGGTAACTGAAATGAGTGCGTGCAAACATTGTGGGACAGGCATTCCCGAAGGTAGAAAAAACTGTTCGGACTGTCTCGATTATTACTTCGCAGTTAGCATTGCGACGGGAATACTCGATGAAAATCTCATCGAAGGCGACAGCGAGCGCGCAGCATTCGGCGCTGAAATCATGCGCGAATACTTCAAAAGGAACAGGACAAGCGACCTGTAACCCCCGGTCGGTAGGTTGAGCGCCGCGCCACCAGCGAAGACGGTGGCCGCGCTCTGTCGGGGTTTTCCCACTCACCGACTAACGGGGATCTTCGCGGATTCGAGCCTCGACCGCAGGGAAGATCCATCCCTGTTCCTTACCTCTGCATCCAACTCGATTGCAGGACCGGCGCGAGACGTGCCGCCACCGGGGCATCGCGGCCCAGCTCGTCGCGCCTGGATGCCCAGTCCACATGCACCACTTGGCGCGCCGCCCAGGCGTAGACCGTGCAATCCAGAGCTTCGGCGCGCCGCCCTGGGATGCGTTCGAAGCTCCGCACCGGCTGGCCCCGCCGATAGCGCAACACCGATCGTTCCGACGCCAGCTGTTCGAACCAGACGCGGGGCAGCTCGGCCGAAAGCCGGATGGTCGCGCCACGGGTCAGACGGGCGAAGATCTGGCTCTTGCCGGTGTCCACGCCGACGATCCACAGCTTGTCTCCGGTCTTGGTCTTGCCCGCCCGCTCGATCAGCGGCCGGTTGCCGGGCGCGCCCTTGATCGCCAGCACCTTGCGCCGGATGCGCGGGCCGCAGTAGCTGGTGACGGCCTTCATGGTCGTGCCGTCGCCCGCGTCGATCGCCACCGCGTCGATGCCGATCCGTCCGCCCAGGGTGTGGGGGAAGCGGGCGCGCAGCAGCTCGTCCAGCTCTTCCCAGGTGTCGGGGGCATCCCATTGCCCCCAGATCACGCGATGCCCCAGAATGAAGGCCGCGCCGCCCTCGGCCCAGCCGACGAAGGTCAGCTCAAGGCGATCGTGCTGCACGTCGCAGCCCACGGTCAGCGCCAGAACCTCGGCCGGGACGCGATCCAGCCCCCAATCCTCGCCGCGCGCCGCCAGCTCGTCGTCGGCCAGCTCGTCGCCTTCGCCGTGCCAGCCCTGGCCCAGGATGGTGTTGACGAAGGTCTGCAAGGTGGTCGGATCGTCCTTCGCGGACAGGAATTCCACCGCCAGCTTCGCCCAGGACGCGTTGGCATGAAGCGACACCAGGGCATTGAGGCGAAAGCCCGCGTGGCCCTGCACCTCGGGCCGGGTCGCCCGCCAGCAGCCGCGCGCCACCATGCCGGGTTTGTGCCGCTCCTCGATCTCGGCCGCGCAGCTCGGGCAGCGCCAGCGGGCGGTTTCCGGCGCGCCATCGTCCCAGGTGATCGCGTCCCAGGTGATTTCGGACAGGGTGCCGCACTCCGGGCACGGAACCTCGAAGATCCGCGCATCCGATTGCGCATAGGCGCGCAGGACGTGGCTGGTGTCCTCATGCACCGGAGTCGATCCCAGCACGATCTTGCGATCCGGGAAGGACATGGTGCGCCGCTCCGCCAGCAGGATCGGGGAACCTTCCGGCGTGGCTTCCATGCCATCGGCCTCGTCCATGAACAGAACGCGGACGTTGTGCCGGCGCAGGTTGCGCGCCGACCTGGCGGCGACCACCTTCAGCGATCCACCGGGGAAGCGCCGCGACAGCAGCGTGTTGCGCTCGCCCTCTTCGCGGTCGTCGCCCAGAGCGTTCGCGACCGTCTTCGACGCGCCGAAGATCGGTTCGATATCCGAAACCACATAGTCGCGGCAGTCGGCCTCGGCGGGCAGCAGGCAGAGGATCGGTGCCGGTTCGTTCGCCACGAAGGACGCCACCGCCGAAGTCAGCAGGGTTGTGAAGCCCACGCGCACCGGCTTGACCAGGGTGACACGCTCGATCAGCGGATCCCCGATCGCGTCGGCAATCTCGCGCTGGAAGGGCCAGAGGCGCACCGGGCCGGGCTGGGCGCTGACGCCTTCGGGCAGGCTGATATTGCCCTCGATCCACTCCGACAGCCGCAGCCGCGGCGGCGGGATCAGGGCGCGCAGGGCTTCGCGCCGGACGGATTCAATCGTCGCCATTGCCAATCTCCGACAGGGTGTCCCGCATTTCACGGTCGATCTGTGCCACGTCCGAGGCGGACAGGTGCGGAAGATCGGCGCGCAGGCGCGACGGCAGGGCCATCAGGCGGGCGCGAAGCCCTCTCAGGGTATCCGACCACACGCGGGCCACCTCGGCCGCTGGCAGAAGCTCTCCGCGCGCCTGGGCGTTCTTCATGGCGATGCCGTCCGCCTGTTCCCGCGCCAGCCTGGCCCGTTCGGCGGTCAGGGATGCCACATGTTCCTCGCCGCCCCGGCCGCTCGCCGTGCCGCGAAGGTGCTGGACATAGGCCCGCACCGTCGCCGCCAGATCGTAGGCGTCGTGTCCCAGGTGGACGGCGATTCCGCGCTTCTTCAGCTCGGTCACCATCCCTGGCGTCATGTCCAGAAGCTCGCAAAGCCCGGCGCCGTTGATGCGGTGCACCGGCTCTTCGCTCAGCCCTGGCAGCTCCTGCATGATCCTCAACATAGTTTAAGCCTTTGTATTTATTTGCAAAGCTTGATGCTTCGCGCTCTGCACACCCGTATACGTCCGGTCCCGGAAGGACCCATCAGGCCCGGCCTGCCGGTCGGACAGCTGCTAGGAAGGCATCGCGGCGGGCCGGAATGTCGCGGACGCGCTTCGCTGCCATCGCGCAGATGTCCGCCGTGGTCTCGCCACCGAATGCAGCCGTGAGCTGTGCCACGACTTCGGCATGAACACCGGCAAGGGCGCAGTCTCTCGGCACCTGCACTTCGTTGCAAAGCCGCTCGATGAAGCTGTGAGTGGCATCCGCGACGAACGCGGCGATCTGGTCGGCTGTGAGTTCCAT